ACTATACAAAAAGAAAAGAGCGCGATTAGCGCTCTAATACTTTGTTAATTTGGTATTTAGTTCTATTTTTTCTACTGTGCAACAACAACTTATTTCTTCGTATGTTTCTAATGTCACATGGAAAGAAGCTTCATAATGTTCTTCATCTTCATGTTCTTCGTAAGAATCCAATCCAAAAACCCAACTAATATCTGGTTCTTCTTTAAGCCTTTGTTCAATATTGGCTTTACATTCATCCTCAAAATATTGTTTTCTTTCCTGAATCCATTTCTTACCAAGCTCTAATGAATCAACAATTCCAAAAACTACTGTCCAACTAAAATGATCTTCATACACTTCACAGTTGTCAAATTCGCCAGTAACTAAATATAACATTTTCATCACCTCCATAATACACTTGGTAAAATGTACGAATTGTGGTATACTCCTACACATAGCCTACACCGAAAGGAGAATATAAATGCTTATTACATGCCCAGAATGTCAATTAATGCTCTCAGATAAGGCCGCTGTATGCCCACATTGTGGTTTCCAACCCAAGAATCCTACTCGTCGCGTAGCGAAAAAGCCACACAGACGCCTTCCGAATGGCTTCGGACAGATCACCGAGATAAAAGGAAGATACTTGCGGAAGCCTTATAGAGCTATGATATCAGTAGGCAAGAAGCCTAATGGACGTCCAGACAGTAAAATCTTAGCTTATTTCGAAACATACAATGATGCCTATGCTGCTTTGGTAGAATATAATAGAAACCCTTACGATCTGGACGTAGCGATGACTGTCCAGGAACTATATGAGAAATGGTCGGCAACGATAGACCTTACACGAAATATAACTTCTGTATGGCCGTATTGTGAGCAAGTGTACGGTATGAAAGTACAAGATCTGAGAGTACGTCACATAAAGAGTTGTATGGAAGTACCTGAAGCTCCTACAGCTAAGACAAATATAAAGTCACTGTTTAACCGTATGCTTGACTATGCCGTGGAGTACGAAATAGTACAGAAGAATTATGCACGAGATTTCAGTGTGGAACAATATAAAACGCAAACGAACCACATCGCGTACACGCCTGAAGAAGTCAAGCAACTGTGGCAGAACACCTCTATACCGTTAATGAATGCTATTCTGCTGCAATGCTACACGGGTTTCAGACCTCAAGAAATGTGTACGATACGTAAAGAAGACGTAAATATAAATGAACGATACATTATAGGAGGCATGAAAACTAAATCCGGTAAAGATCGTAAAGTACCAATCTGTGATAAAGCTTTGCCATTAGTTAACAAGCTGCTTTATATGTCTGATCTGTTAGATTCAGAGTATTTGGTATGTGATAACGACGGAAAACCGCTGTCATACGACAAATATTACCACCGATTCACTGCGATAATGAAAGAAATCGGTATAGAAGGGCACAAACCTCACGATCCACGTAAGACATTTGTAACGATGTGCAAGGATAAGAATGTAGACGAGTATGCTATTAAACGTATGGTTGGGCATAAAATTGAGGATATAACAGAGTCGGTTTATACAGATAGGAAGTTTGATTGGCTTTTAGACGAGGTCAAAAAAATAGAGGACTGGTAAAGTCCCCTATTGTGTTGCCTATATTCAGTTGTATGGGTGGATCTTTAGTAACCCTTTGGCTGGATTACTCTGATTACGTCCCACTCAGAAATATCCAAATATTCGGCTATTTCGTGAACGTGATAACCCTCGTAATACATCTGCCAAATTGTATGCTGTGTTAATCCGCTCATAACTAAACCCTCCTTATGCACTAGAGGGCATGAAAATATCGCGTGTTATTTTACGGTTCCGTAGGCTCTTCTTCCGTGTTTTCAGGATCGGACGTAGGTTCAGGAGTCGGAGCAGGTGGTTCCGGTTTAACATAACCAAGACAACTTTTAAGAGCCGTCATTCTGCACTGCTCGTCTGCAAAACTTGCATAAAGCATATCCAGTGCAAGTTCTACCTTCATCGAATCCCCGCGAAGTTTAGAATAGTCATCATAAGGAACTAATATACTTTTACTAGGTTGTGCCATCGTTTCTTTCCTTTCTATATAATAAAGCCCGTAACGCATGAGGATTACTATTGAATGATATTCTACATTTACATCCCGTCATTCGCGGAGATAAAAAACTAACTATTATTTCATAATATTAGGAGGTTTTACGTTAAACGAAAAATGAAAGTAAAAGCATATACGTTACGGGCTTTATTTCGGTGTATGAATAATGTAGGATTAATGTAGGCATATACTAAATTAGACCGCACTGAACGAAATTCAGCATGGTCTAACTAAGCCTATTTACATCAATAACACCCGTTATAAAGTTTCTCTGTATAACACTTGATATAGCGTAAATATAAATAGATAACGAGTGTTGTGTAGGAATAGTGTATGAATAAACTAATTCAAACCAAGTGCATCCCAGGTTGCGGGGCCTATAATGCCATCGGCCTTAAGACCCTTACTGATCTGAAACTGCTTAACTGCTAACTCAGTGTTAGTACCAAACTTTCCGTCCTCTTCTCCACAGAAATATCCATTGAGATTAAGGAACTTCTGCCAATGAAGGACGTAGTCGTTCTTCATACCTTTCTTAAGAGTAGGCATCTTGGTATCCTTAGTTACCTCTTTAACAGGTTTCATATCAATCTTCCCGCCAAGAACCTCAGCATCCCACAAATATAAATCATACTTCTCTATTACGTTGAGAAGCGTCTGTGTGTATGTAGGCGACGTAGCGTAGCCATCCTGTTTAACATAGAGACATGCTTTCTGATAATTTGTTTCACCTCTCAGGTTAGAATATCTCTTCATCCGGTTAAACAGATCTGAATGATCGGCTATAGATTCAGCCCAGCTCGGATACTTCCTAAACTTAGCCTGTACTCTTGTCTTAATGCCGTTATAGTATTCAGTAGTCCAGAACAGACCCGACTGTCCTTTGTATTCGCCTTTTATACCGAAAAGGTTGTTACACTGTACTGTAAGACCACTATTACCTTTGTTTGACTCAATGAATGCCTGTGCTGCTGTCAGAGATGCTAAGATCTTTGACTTCTTCATATCTGCTATCACATAAGGTTTCAGCTTCTCCAGGAAGCTCTTGTCCGTGTATGCCATTTGTGACTCCTTTCTTGATCTTGTAAATTAACGTACAGAATCCACACTCTCCGAACGTTACGCCGAAGACTGCTACGATAAGTGAATCCGGTACAGATTGATAAAGATAAAATAAATAAATCATGGCGACCGTGAACGCTATGTCCAAGATCGCCATGAGGAGGAGGGCTATTGTAGTGCCTTTTACGTTATTCCTTTCCTTCGGCTTCATTGTCCACCGCCTTTCCATCCACCCATGCTTCGCAGAATGCGTAGATCGCAGCTGACAGAATACCAGCAGTTATACCAACAATTGCTATAGTCTGATTAGAAGTCGCAAGACCACTTATTGACGTAGCAATTGATGCTAGGAAAGCTGCTACACAGATCCAAAACTTTCTCGATGTAAGTTTATCCATAAATATAATTACCTCCCTAATGAAGAAATTAAATAATGATCCAGTTTATCTTTAGCTTCTTTAACCGGACCATTACAACCTTGGGCTATCTGCCCCTCTAATACTGCTCGTATACTTTCAGCCAAGACGATCACATCAGCTCGTACTTCTTGTATCTTAGCTTCTGTATCGGCATGATTGTCTTCCATGCGCTTTTCTAATTCGTCCAAACGAGTATCATAGCGCTTCAAAATATAATCTCGTTCTCCTCTAATGTCTGCCACGGCGTCATCCCATACCTTCTCTTTCTCTCGTACTATATCAGCGGTAATATCCCACTTCTTCTTCCTTTCGTGATCGATGTTAAAATCATTTAGTATTTCTCTGATCTTCTTATAAGCAGCATAAACAACAATAATAACAGCTACAGCTTGGAGAAACATTGCAAACGAAACATTTGTTAAGTCCATATTGTCACCCCCTTAATCATTGTTGCTCGGAATATAAACGGCAGTTTTACTAGCACCCTTTTCGGGTTTATCGTCCATAAGGCCATATGTAGCTTTGAGATCCTCAATCTTCCGCATCTGTCTAGAGAAACAATCCATAATCGCATCTCGCATCTGTTCCATCCAGGGATCTTTGGTTTCCTGCCCTGTATACATCTCCATGAACATCTTATACAGAGTAGTAGCATGCTCCTGTTCCATCTCAGACATACGTTTGAATTCCTTAGACCATTCCGGATGAGTTTTGACACAATCTATGGCCTTTTTCAAATACTGCGAGGCGCCGTCAAGCTCCTCGCAGATCTGCTCTTTGAAATATCTGGGTGTCATGGTTCTTCCTCCTCTTCAGGTTCAGGTTCGGGTTCAGGTTCAGGCTCTTCCTCAGGTTCAGCAGGAGGAATATACTCGACAAAGTCGGAATATCCTTCTTTAACCGTACCTTTATAATCCATTAACACACCGGATGCAGCCATAAGGTTTCCATCTTTTACAGACTGTCTCAAAGACGCTATACTCAGATGATAAGCTATAATAGCGTCATCTTCATTTGGGTAACCAAAAATAGATTGTATTGTGCTGTATCCATCAAACTGGATCTCTATAACAAAATATTTATCCATCAAAATATAAATCCTCCTTTAAGACGCTTTTATGTATTCTACAGTTATCGTCCCATAATAAGACGATAAGTTTTGAGTGGTTTGTATACTAACATTAGCAGCCGTTATATACATATTTGCATATACTAAACTGCCATTACTAGTAGTAATCCATGGTAATGCGTAACCACTAGTTTGTGTACTACCAGACCAGAATATACCGGTTAACGAAACCCACATAACCACATTAGATATATTATGAGCTACAGATTTAGTAGTACCATTAGGCAAAGAACCAAAATTAATATACTTTCTGTATCTGTGATAGCAACTAGTACCAAGCCACATCTCGCCCAAATATAATTCTTCGTCTCGCTTTATGTTTATTGTTGTTGGTTTTATTCCGGTGAATTGTTTTTTGTACGGGTTCGTAGAAAGTCCCGCATTATATGTGGAAGATTCTACTGACATGATTTCAAATAAATCATCAGTATACTCGGCTAGCTGATAACCATTAGCTATCTGATCAATAAGTATACCGGTATAATTAGCTCTTGGTATAGCAATAAATCTGTCATCAGAAGAAGGCATACTCAAATAACCAAAGTCAACGCCAAACATACTGTTGATTGGCATTGTGGTTCCTAGTAATACGACCTTTGGTTCGTACCAATGTCTATCACCGTAGTTATACCCACTGATCATAAGCTTAGTAGCTTTATAATCCTGGTAAAGAGTAACAGTAAAGCACAACATCCAATTCGATGAAGATTTGATTCTAATAACCCAATATCCATCAGAATAAGTGCTAGTGGATCTGTAACTATACTCGTTTCCAATATGAAGTGAACTTAATTTGGCATTTATGAGAGAATTAATCCCAGTCTTCAAATAATCTGCTCTGACCGTTCGTAAAGTGGTTGCCGTACCCGTTGTAAGTTCGCTTGAACTCATAGCAGAATATGTAGTATTTCCACTATCATAACTATCAACCACTCTAAAGCATCCCGTTACGTCTGTTCCCGAATCTGCACCACCCATAGCATAACAAGTACAAACACCAGCACTTTCATAACTTACAGCAATAACAGAATTTATAGGAGAATGTGATTGAAACCTTGCTTTGCCATTACTTACCGCAACAGGATAATATGTCGTGCCATTATCAAGTGACAACCATACGCCATAACTACCACCCGCCACGGGTATCTTAATGAAATATACTTCACCATCTGCTACGGGGGGATTAGCGTTGAACGTCCACAATGCGGGAACGTATCTGTTTGTAGAGCCAGAACCTTTGTCTTGCCCCGCTGTTCCTGTTCCCGTAAGTGCCAATATACCCTTTGTTGACAGTTTCCTAGCCGTTAAAACACCGTTTGTGGCATATATTTCATCATCCGAATATGTTTGCGGATTTGCGGCTTGGTTTGTAGCACCAACAAGGAAAATCTTGCTTGATGTATTTGTTGAACCCGCTGTGTTCTTCGTGTCGGTAGGTGTTGCCCACGTGCCGTCGCCTCTGAGGAATTTAGACGTGCTTGTAACCTTTGGCGCAAGACCATTAGCTGATGTAGATACCACACCGGGGAAGTCAGATACTTGGGATTTGGTAATGGAGATATCCTGCGTTTCTACGCTTACCTTACCATCGGTCTCACTCCATGCTTTTATGGTTTTATTTGCATCTATACCAGAAGCCCCAGCAACGTCTAATGCCCCTATTTTGGTGTCTATAAGCGAATTAATACCAGCTTTTAAATAATCTGACCTAACACTTCTTGCTGTAGTTACTGTTCCAGTCGTCAATTCGCTTGTGCTCATTGCGGAATACGTAGTGTTGTTATCTGCAGATGAGCCTTGCCATACCCAGTACGTGCCGTCATACATATACTGATTGACGTAATTAGCACGACCGAAATAGGTTGTTGACGTGCCTGTTACAGCAGGATTAGCTCCGGCATAAACATTAATATTGCCTGTGTTATTGACGTTCAGCTTTACAGGTGCTTCCGCGGTAGCAGTATAAGTGTTAGTAGCATCAAACTTAACATAAACCGTAGAGCCTACTACAAGATCAAATCCCTGTTCTGATGGAATGGTTACCGTTTTAATCTGATTAGCCGCGCATCCCGTACAAGTACCAAAATATAAACCCTTCTCGTATACCGTAGGCTTGTCAACCAGATCATTGTAACTGCCAGTCGTAGCAACTGTTGCAAGCGAGGCTATCTTGGCGTAAATACCATCAAAATATGATTTTAATTTCGCTTTGATATTGGACCATGTGGTATTGTATTTGGTTTTACCGAAAGCATGGGTATACTGCGTTGTCCCAAAAGAATAATAGAATGACTCTCCATCATTCCAAATATTAGGACCATCGAAATCAGTAAGGCCGGCCCAAGTTACAGCGGACCATGTGGTTTTGCTCAACTTATACTGTGTTGTACCCTGTGAGTAGTAAATATCAACGCCATCAGACCAGACATACAACCCACTAAAGTACGTAAGACCAGTCCAAGTTGTCGGTACCCATGTCCTACCATTAAGCTTGAACTGGTCTTCGCCATAGGAGAAAAATATGTCAAAACCGTCAGTCCATATCTGAGTTCCAACCAAATAATTGGAGATGTTATCAAGACCCGTCCAGTTTATTGGAATCCACTCCGTACCCTCTAATATGTACTGAAGAGTAGCGTAAGAGTAGTAAATATCATTCCCATCAGTCCAAATCTTATTACCATCAAAGCTTGCAAGACCCATCCATATCATGGGTTCCCACGTGGTACCGTTTAGTTTGTATTGCTTAGATTCTGATGAATAGAAAATATCAATACCGTCAGACCAGACGTTGTTACCGTTGAATTCAGTAAGTCCGGTCCATCTGACCACCTGCCAATTATTATCGGGCTGGAGTCTATATTGTTTCTTATCATTAGAATAGTAAATATAATGGCCGTCAGACCATATATACAAACCAATAGTACCGCCGATGACACCTCTGAAGAATGTTTCTGTCCACGCAACAGAGGTGGCATCTACACAAAATGGGAAATAATAGTCGTTACTTAGAGTAGTTTTCTTTTTGTCGGATATGCGATAAATACCATCACTCTTTCTCATTTTGCTTGTTTTCATGAGTTTAGACTCCTCTAATTAACATTATTAATAATTAACTTTTTATTAGTAGATCCTGATGAATAATAAACATCGATCCCATCAGTCCAAATGCTTTGCGCATTAAGCGAAAATCCCCATCCTTTAACTGTCCATGCGGTACCATTTAATTTGTATTGAGATGCATTATACGTAAAATAAATATTACTCCCATCCGTCCAGATACGATTGCCTTCAACACTAGTAATTCCGGTCCATGTCATAGGTTCCCAAGTGGTACCGTTTAGTTTGTATTGGAATTGGCCATGGGAATAATAAGTATTAGTCCCATCAGTCCAGACATAATAACCAAAGAAGCCAGCAAGACTAGTAAGCCCGGTCCATGTCATAGATTCCCAAGTGGTACCGTTTAATTTGTATTGAACAGACTCGGCGGAATAATATATATTAATTCCGTCTGCCCAGATATTTCGGCCATCAAAACTAGTAAGCCCAGACCATGTCATAGGTTCCCAAGTGGTACCGTTTAGTTTGTATTGAGACGATTCATATGAATAATAAATATTAGTCCCATCTGTCCAAACAAAATTTCCACTAACGGAATTAAAACCACCCCATTCTATATGTTTCCATGTGTCACCGTCTAATTTATACTGAATACCATTTCCGCTAGAATAATAAATGTCGGTACCATCTGTCCAAACATTTAAAGCTGTTATACCATTGGTTTCACCGTCCCATTGTTTAATTTCCCATGTTGTGTCATTTAGTTTATAGATTGAATAATACGTCGCAATGCCGTCGGTCCAAACATTGTATCCAGCAAAACTAGTAAGCCCGGTCCATGTCATAGATTCCCAAGTGGTACCGTTTAATTTGTATTGAACAGACACGGCGGAATAATAAATATCATTTCCATCTGTCCAGATGTATTGGCCTTCAAAACTAGTAAGCCCAGACCATGTTACAGCCGTCCAAGTGGTACCATTTAGTTTGTATTGAGACGATCCGTTAGAATAATAAATATTAGTCCCATCTGTCCAGACATTATTACCGTTCAAACTAGTAAGCCCAGACCATGTTACAGCCGTCCAAGTGGTACCATTTAGTTTGTATTGAGACGATTCATATGAATAATAAATATTAGTCCCATCTGTCCAAATAAAACGTCCATCAAAATTGGTAAGTCCGGACCATGGCATAGTTGTCCACGTATTACCGTTTAACTTATTTTGAGACGATCCGTTAGAATAATAAATATCATTTCCATCAGTCCAGACATATTGACCAATAATACTAATAGGTCCACCATTCCATTTACAATCTACAAACTTATTTAATCTCGATCTGGATGTTAATAATGATCTTTTCCCTTTAACATTCCCCACAGCCTCGGCTACGGCTTTACCACTCTGAGGGTTTGAACTATTTGAATTGTAGTTCTGATCTACTGTTAATCTTTGTGCTGGTTTGTTTACCCAGGCGTTGTTTTCTCTAGTCAATACCTGCCCGTCGGCAAGGGTACTGTCATCTATATTGACGTCATCTAAGTCATATAAATTCTGTACACCAACAGATTCTGCGCCAGTAATGTCGAAGTCATAAGCCCATGTAGCCACATTAGGTGCTCCAGGAGTATGACAATGATATATAGATCCTTCTCTGTAATTCAGATAGAAGTCTCCCTGGTTGGCGTTGGCTACGCCTGAAGTAGAGAATATAGTAGGATTTACGCTTTTGCCCTTTATTATGTCTCCTCTATACCATGTAACGCCATCTTTACCATTGGTGATAACAAGATTTATGCTTGTTCCATCATTAAAGTTTATTGTATATGTATCAACTAAACCGTTAACCACAGGGCCCGTCCACGACGATATACCTTTACCATTATGAACAGTAAACTTCTTATTAGTACCGTCATTAAACTTAATGGTGTATTCGTCATTTAACCCTGTGCTAACAGGACCAGTTATCGTAGTTATGCCTTTACCATTCTTAACTTTGAAAGTAGAGGTTGTATTATTATTGTAGGTGATAGTATATGTATCCTCTAATCCGCTAGTTCCGGATTTAGTTATACCAGTAATACCTCTACCATTCTTAACTTTAAAAGTTGTTGGTGAAAGCTGTTTGGTATAAGTAATTGTATACGTATCCTCTAAGAGGTTTGTACCTGTCTTAGTTATGCTCGCTATACCAGCGCCATAGAAGTTACCGATATTAACCCACTGAGAAGGAATACTCGAATTGGATTTGTAAACATCGCCATTTGAATTATTAATATAAACAAGATCTCTGTATGCAGGTACATTAATAGGTCCACCATTGCCTATCTGTATAACCTGCTCGCTTATAGTATTTATTGTACTGATAGCCTGCACGATGCTATCTCTGACGTCTCGTCCGAGAACGGCATTTTCTATACTCGATAAAAGATTAGCAATATTAGCCATATTTATTCTCCTTTGTTGATTAGACATCATAAGGGCCAGATCCTTACTATTGTTCAGAATCCAGCCCCTACTTCATGTCAGTTTCAGCCTGCCGTAGCGGCTGCTGCCTGAGATCCGTTTCCTGCCCACGCTACAAAGCGTCCAAGCGCATTAAGGATCGTCTGGGTCTGCTGTGCATTGCTGATCTCATTCTGCTGAGCAACAATCTTAGCGTTAGCCTCTGCGAGCTTATCTTCAAGCATCTGAGTTTTAATGCTGCAGCAACACGTATCAAGATGCGCACCAAGAGCAGAAATCTGCTGCTGAAGGCTGTTAAAGCCCTGGATTGCATTGATGAGGTTTGTGTTATTCTGTGCAACAAGCTGACCCGTCTGAGCCTGAATAAGCTGAGCGGTCTCATAGTTGTTGTTAGCTGATGAGAGCAGTACCTGCTGGATACCCTGCTGTGTCTGGCTGGCGTTAATCTGAGCCGTAAGCTCAGAAGAGGTAACATAGTCACGGTTTCCACCAAGACCAATCCCGCCATTACCAAGCAGAAGCAATGCGAATACCCAGAAGAATGCATTACCACCATCGAGCATGCCGTTGTTATCGCGAAGAGCGATAGCGTCAGAAGCACTTAAAGTACCATCCATGTCAATTTTCTCCTCCTTTCTCTAAAATTTATAAAAGATTCCCCCATTTTGAAGGAATCTAATATAGCTATTTGAGAAGTCCGAGGATAGCATTTGGATCGGCTCCTTGCTTCTGCGCTAAGGTATAAAATAACTTCTGTGGATCGCCCATAGAAGTTATTAAGTCAACTGTATTTTTAAGTTCCGGATTTGTCGCCAGCAACTGATCGAACATTTGCTGAGGATTGCTGCTGGTTTTTACCATGTTCCACAGCCGAAGTATTTGATCCCTGTTGTTTGGATTGTTTTGTATTGTGTTTATTAACTGAGGTGAAGCCGGACTCATTCCTGTCGGTTTGCTCACTATTTGCTGTGGAAACAGACTGCTGGCCATTTATAAGTTCCTCCTTAATGCTGCTTAATTCTTCTCTAATCATTGATCTAATATCTTGTAAAGCTACGCCATTACCAGAATTATTCTGATCAATTATTACCTCTTCCTCAAAACGGAATCTTTTTACCGTAGGAAATCCATTGCTATCCGTGGACTTTATGTAAAAGACATCTTCTGCGTCGTCAAACAAAGGGACCCTACAATTGGGTCCCAATGGATACGACTTAGCGCCTTCTATACCGTGTGTCGGCACCACAAGGTCGACACCGGTTAGTTGTATTAAATTGTTATTCATTACTGTCTCCTTTCAGTTTAGGCTACTTATTATTAATATAAATCATTTTCATCAAGCCAATTGTTTTTAATAGCGACCTCAAATAATTTAATTAACGATCTGGTATTAAAAGATTGATGTCCCCAACCTCCGTCGGATTTATGATAATAAAAATCCCATCTGGAACCGCCTATAGTACAATATTCGCCTTCATAAGCTTTATCTCCATCATCTTTATATGCTTGTTGAAATCTGGCATGTCCTGTTTTACCATTACGAACAAGAAGTTTACCGCTTTCAATTTCTACAGAACCTTCCGCATTACGTTCCAAACGTTTCTTTTTTGCGGTTTTAGATTCACCTTTATTTGGTGGATCTTCGTAAGGATTTCCAGAAACAATCTTGCCGCCTACTACTTTTCCACCCTCTACTGTTCCGGTAAAGGTTCCGGTTGCGGCTTTTATTTCACCTTCAAACGTTCCAGATTTAGCTATCATAGAACCATCTTCGTCAACAAAGAAACGAGTTGTAAAGTGTCCTTTCTTATCCTTTTTATAAATATGAATTGATCCAGCTTTTATATCGATACCTTTGTTTGACCAAGAGCCTATTAAATTCTCACCGCTAAAAACATTTAACGCTGTAACTTTTTGACCTTTCTTTACGCCAGTACCACTATAAATATTTATAGCCCCAGCTTCTATTCTTTCGGCTACTATATGACCATCCATGGTTAAAGCGACATTTGCATTTTGCCATACACCGTTTACCTTAGATTGATGCATTAAACCCCCAGAAACCCAGACCCATCTGTTAAGAGAATTGGCATCATCTTTTCCATCCCTTACAAGAAATCCAAACGGTCTTTCCATTACTATATCTCGGCCATTACTGTCTTTACCAACAGTGTATTGTATTTCTTGAGGTTTTGGGGGATATTGAACGCCATTTACTACAATAGATCCAGAGTATAGCCAAGATGCATAACTACCTGGAATGCTTTTAATAATTCCATCTGTAGCCATACCTTCTGCAAATTCTAATATTTGGCTTTTAGTAATTTGTTCTGGGATCTTCTCTTTAGTTTGATGAACATTTGAGAAATTTTTAGTATTGCTACTTGTAGCTGACGACACGCCTTTCACTTCCCCACCAAGTGTATACTTTGTATTCTCCGGATTGAGAATATCAATAGCAATCTTTGTAACAGGGAAAAGAACATCAAGACCATGAGGCTCCGATACACAATGAACATTTTCCAAAAGTGCAAACGATTCTATACTAGGATTCAAATAGTGTAAATCCACAGCGGTTATCTCTACTGAGGTAACATCGTTATACTTAGCTTTTTTAAAGTATTTAATGGCTTTTTGTCTTAATTTAGCAGGATCTGACACATTAGACCAATCAACTATACCAAGAATAAGTCCACGTTTTTCCATACCCTTTAAATCATAAACATTACTTAGATTATTATGAGTATCGTCAAAACCCTGTAAATACAATTTCATTCCGTCTTGATGATAGTATTCATTGCTATTCTTATTGCCATCGGGAAATATTCTTACATACTTCTCCACATCAAAAGCTTCTTCAGATTTGTCTACCTCCAGCTTTTTACCTCTTGCTATTATTGCTGTGCATTGATCAAATCCTTGTATTTCTTTCGCAAAATCTAGAAGATTTTCACCAAAATTAATTTCCTGTTTGGCAATGTGTTGATCATCCTTCGTAAAGTAAATATAACGTTGATCAGTTGTTGGGTGATGATATATACGTATATGCAAACGATTCTTATCAATAACTATTTGCTTAATAGCATCTAATGTCGTTTTACTATTAATTGTTATATAATTAGCACCACCAGCATTATCAACTAATAAATTAATGTCATCTACAGACATTTCAAAAGGCATGAAATAAAACTGCTTATAAGGTTCAACTTGTCTATTATGTTCGTTTATTAACTCATTTAATATTTCACGAGCAACTAAAGTATCAGTTGTACTTTTTATTTTTGCCTGAATATCCGCATGCACAAGAGTTAATGAGCTAACACAAGTGTCACATAAATATGAAAGTTCTCCCTCGAAGACGCACTGCCTTTGCTTCCAAAAATCTTCTTTTATTGTTAGAAGTCTTCCCCTCCATATTTCCTCTTTGTCTTTATAAACCATAGCTTCGCACATCATACATTTAAGTAAATCATAACATGCATTTGATGTAGGAATTGTGATTTCTAATGAACCAGAGCTGTTGTCTTCCATTGTTAACTTAGCTGCGGTTAATTTGTATATGTCATCTGGAAGTTCGTCAGAATATAATAATTGGGGATCATTCGCACTAACTCTAAATAACTGTGATGGATGTTTTAAATAATACTTTAGATCCGCTTCTGCAAGCGAATCCACATCCACATCAAACCCAATATCACGAACAACTAAGTAAATCTCATACATACTTATAACCTTCCGCTTCTAAACTTGATAGTTACATACCCATGACCCGCAAAGCGCATCTTTAGCTCAGAATCTGGCGTGTATTCACAGAATATAAGATCCCGATAAGTTTCACCTATGGTTTGTCTATTCTTAACTTCATAACCATCATTACTATAACTATCACGCATACTATAGGCTTGCGCTTTGCCTATTTGACTATCAACGTATACGTTATTATTTGGATCTCCATGCCATACCTTTCCATAAATATCGGTATTCCAAACCTGTGCATATAAGTTATCACCCTCTGTCAAAGTCTGAATGACAAACTCTGGTTTTACGGGTTTCTGACCAACATAAGAAGTAAAATCAAACTCAACCCAACCAGTTGCGTTTGGATCTTCGGCATGCACATCTATTCTATAGAATATAGAATCTTGTATAACGTCAGTTTCAAAATTGAAAGGGTCCCAAAGCCAGTCGTCTACCGAACTGTATATAGATTCCTTATAGGGATGCAAACTATAACCGAGAGATACTTCAGAATACGTTCCATCGTTCTTAGGATCTATGCTATCTACGAATACCCTTCCTTTATAAAAGAATTTAGAGTCATCCTCTAAAATCATCTTCACGTCAACACCCTGGAGAAAGTTAAGTATCTTTGAATATGCTGTGTTTGTATCTGTCATTCCATGGTGTATAGCAAATTTCAAACTACCTGTTCTATTCTCAAATACCGGGTATTTTGTTAATGAATTAGAGATATCCAATAAACCATCCATACCCGGTATTTCTATTGTATGAAGTTTTTGACTAGGTGGATCTATGACAGGAAGATTCAAGGGAACGATTCCCCAATCTATAAGCGTGTTTGCAACTTTACCGTCGAACAACACAAACTTATAAACAGCCGGATTGCCAGAAAGCATTACCTGTACATAGTTACCAGCTTTGATTCGTTTGCCCGCAGGGACATTAAAGTTTCTTGCCTGTGTGACTGTGAAGTCATTTTTAACCCTATAAAAATCCCCTTCATTAGGTAAATCCAATAAAGGATTGGGGTAGGCATTAAGCTCTGCCCCTGTCTTTTCACCTTTGTAATCATCGGCAAAGAAGTATCTGAAATCACCTTCTTCTCCTCTGAAAAAGTATATTGAGTGCGGGCAACTAATCATAATTAAATACCTCTTCCTGCATAAATCGTTCTAACACCTATTTCCTTATCGATCATAGGTGTTAAAGCACCTACAACGGTTCCTGTGTCAAGAACCATCTTAATGTTTGTCATTGCTTTCTTAAGGCTTCCGATATCATCCTTAAGAGAAGTCACTGCCATTACAACATCTGTGTTATCTGACATGTTAACGAGCTGAGAACTTGTCATAAATGATGCTGCTGGCATAGTTACATCTGAGCCAAAGTTTAAACCCATCAAAGAATTGATAGATTTGGCCCCATTTTGAACATTTCGTAAATCTACTACTGGACTGATTACAGGCTCAATGTCCATATCAGAATCCACCACCGCCTGGATCGATTCTATGGCCCCACGCATATTATCAATGGTAGCGCTAGCAAGTCCACTAACAGAATTCTCAACTTTACTAAGATTATCAGTCACACCATCAGCAAGTCCTTCATCAATGAACTTACCAAACCTGTGAAATACCTTAGAAGGAGATTCAATTTCCAAAACCACCTTACAAGTCTTAGATGCGGCCTCACATACTTTTGTAACTGCATCCTCCACATCCTTCTGGCCATTTAATATACCTCTTTTAAGACCCTCAGTTACCTGTCCACCGATAGAGATATAATCCTTAACCGGCAAACCAAGCCTAAATCTTCTAAGAATATCTGTACAGATATGAAGGATCTTATAGTGAAGAAGATCCATCGCTGCAGGATCTTCCATACCATTAGAAAGTCCTTCTGTTACATAAATACCTATCTTAAAAGTCTTCTTAGAAGGAGAATGTGTATCCATACCATCAGGGCCCTGGAGACCATCCAAGAAAGAATTTGCCATGTTTATACCATCTTGCTGTATCTGTGGTATATTAAGACCGTTAACAAATCCGGAATAAGCATTGAAAGCTGTTTCAGCCATTCCACCATAGATCTGCTGAGTTACACTGGTAGGTATGGTAAGTGACTGGGCATAAATCTGAGCAACCTGCATAAGCTGGTCTTCTGTCATCTCGGCGAATGCGTGAACATACTTGTAACCGGTCGGTCCCATATCGGCAAGTTTCTTATACAAACCAGTAGGAACCTTAGCAGCTATAGCGACCATCTCACTGGCCCAGGTATTCATGCCATCGATGTTAGACTGCATGTTCTGAAGAAGCTTATCTCCGGTGAGCGGATTCTCTTCATCCATACCGAGATCAAACTCGTCTAAGATATTGAAAGAGCCTTCCATCTTCTCGACGTACTGACTCATTTCATCGTTAAGCTCTTTGACACCTTTTGCGCCTTTAGAAGCAGATTTACCAGCACCCTCAAAACCAGCACCAGCATTTTTAGCCGCATCCTCAGCTTCTTTTTGAGTTTCTTCAATCTGCTTCAATATTTCTTCATAATTGAGAAAATCTCCAGTCCAAGTTGACGGGTCCATATAACCAGTAATGGTGTTTATAAAATTCGTACCACCTTCTTTGGCTTTATCCCAAACATCGCCAACTTTATGTCCAAATATTTCCCAATCTGAAACACTACTATTCGCAGCACCCTTCATTAAATCCGTAACTTTTTGCCACGTTGATTTGCTTTCTTCTTGGATTTCTATGTTTATTTCTCTGTCAGCTTTCTTTGCTTTAGGCAAGAAAGTATAATCCAAATACTTATTAAAATCTTCGGCGCTCTTTCTTCTCTCCTGACCAACCACACCGGCTTCGATATTGGCTTGCTTTTTATAAAGGGTTTTTGCTTTACCCTCCATTTTTGCTTCAACACCAGCAGTGGCGCTTTCTACTTTTGTTTCCACATATTTATCGCCATCTTTACTGTTGAAACCATCAATTAATGCACCAACCAAAGAAGCGCCCATACTAAAGAAATCACCTATACCACCACCAAGAGCTCCGAGTATAGAATCTAGAATTCCTTTCGCAGCGGAAACAAGTAAAGATTCTGAACTATTAAGACCATCTTTAAAATTATCGCCAGATTCCTCACCATGCTTTTTCAGGAACGGGAATTTTTCAGTAATCTTACTCTTTAGTTGTTCCCAAACAAGATCTACACCAGTCGCAAGCGTAGATCCAATAATAATCATTCCCTGGCTTATAGAATTTGCCGTACTGATTATTATTCCGGAAACGCCTTCGGAAGTTGAGTATGCGATTACTACTATGCCTTTAGCAATACTTTTAGATATTTCATCTATAGCATATACAACGCCGTCAACAAGCACCTTTATAGCTTTTTCAACAGTTTCTGAATTCTCACCTATTTCAATTAATGCCGGCGTTAAATGCTCGCTAAATACATAAGCCAAAGCCGCTACTCCAAGATTAAGTAAAGCCATTGACGCACTTACCGCAGCTATTGATAAAGCAAGACTATCTATTATAACTGTCGCAGCGACCATTATTGGAAGAAATGTCGGGAATGCGTAACTTAACACAGCAATAATTCCTGCTATGGCCGTCAGTTCTGTTAAAGTAGCTATAATCTCTTTAAGAGTACCACTAATTTTCCCGCCATCAACATCCTCTAGTAATTTACACGCGAATGCCATAGCAACAATACTAGCAGCCATAGCTGTTATTATTAGAGGTATCTCGTATCCAAAATTAAGAGTAGCTAATGCATAAGATATACCACCAAGAAGCGCAAGTATTCCAACAAAACCATTGAATACTTCTTCCATATGGTCCCAGTCTATAGTCTCTAAAGATTTTCCTACAGCTATAAATGATGCTGCAAAAGTTGCAATTAATACAGCGAATCCCAGTATAGGAGCCCATGATATTGCAATTGTTGCTTTAGATAAAATTGCAAACGATCCTGCTATCGATATTACACTAAATATAAAACCCAACATAATATCGCCAAGGCGCTTAACATCATTATCATCAAGAACTGCTGCGGCAATAAGCATACCAGTGAATAAAGCCGTAATTGCTGCTGTAAAAGCTATAACTGGTCCAG